GAATTAGATTTGCAAAGGTCCGTAAACCATTGAATTACTTCACTTTTTTCAAGGTTATCTCCTCCTTCATGGTCGAAAGGAAAGTATCCTACAAAGCCTTCAGTAGCTACAGAGATGCCTACAACCTTTCCATTCTTAATTATTGAACCTGAACCCTTGGATTTTAAATCGGGATCCTGTGTTTCTAAATCGATTGCTATTTCCGGACGATCAGTAAGATCAGGAAACTCTGTGGGTTTCACCCACTCTGTTTCAGGTTTGAAAATTAGATTGTTCACGAATAGTCCCTTTCAATAATCATATCTATAAAATGTTTTGCTTTTTCCAAATCTTCCTTTCCTCCTTTATATTGATGGCGCACTACATATTTAATAACATTTCCTTCAGCAAAAAGCAACTTGTTTTCATTCACAAATTTACTCGGCTGAATTTTCATTTTCCTATAATGCGTTCCCCCTATTTGTTTATCGTACTCACTCATATAATTTCTAATAACAGTAAACCAAATACAAATGTATAAAGACAGATGACTGTGATGGCCGCAATGTTTTTCATATAATAAACTCCTTCTGATCGTTTTTAGCTTCAATTAAATATAAGCTATGTTTAGTTCGTGTTATTCCTACATACCAAACACGTTGTTCCTCATCATACTTTGCTAGAGACCTGTCGGGTGCTTCTAAGGTATTAACTGTTTGATCTTGAAATAAAACAACATTATCCTCTTCTCCCCCCTTAGCTCCATGAATGGTTAATACTCTAATTCTTGGGTCCTTTGATAATTTCTCCCCATTGATCAACATTGATCTGATGTAAGTACATTTATCAGGTGAAACTTTAGAAAATGCTTTGTACCAACTAATTAAACCTAAATTATATTTAGTCAATAATTCTTTTATATAGAAGGGTTTATTTTCCTTTTCCTTAAACTTTATTCCAATTCTTGTTTCACAAATCCGTTGGGCCTGGATGAAATTTAAAGGTTCTCCTTTGATCCATTTTTTCCAGTCAAGAATGTCTCGATAAAGGCTGCTACTTAAACTATTTCCTTGAGAAGAACTAAAGTAGTACCCGTATTCTTTTAACAAAGGAAAAATTGTATCCAATAGTGAGTTGGTTCTAGCTAAAATGAGCCATTTTCCTTCTCTCATATTTATTTCTTCCAATGAGTCCTGAGGTATAATATTGCCCTCTTCATTTTTAGGATNATATAGTTTATCAACGCGACCAAGTTGAATACGTTCAATAACTTCAAAAGCTTTTTTTTGAATTTGTCTTGGAATTCTTCTCGATTGTCTTAAGTATTTTTCTTTTGCTTTAAAATTCATAAAAGATTGAACATCGGCGCCGGCCCATCCAAAAATAGCNTGATCATCGTCTCCTGCTAGATACAGGCGTTTAGAGTTTTTCTGAAGAAGCCTAACTACGTCCCATTGAACAGGAGAGAGATCTTGGGCTTCGTCAATAAAAACGACATCAAATTTTGGACAAAGGTCTACAGGATTTCCATCTTTATCTTTTTTATCTAAAAATTGTTTAAGCATATCAGTAAAATCAATAAGATTGTGAACCCTCTTATAGGATTCTATTTCTTGAGAAATAATATCTACTTTAATTCTCTCTATGTCTCCTAAATGTTCATTTAGATCAAATTGTTCTAGCGGACTGATTCCTTTAACTTTGGCTAGATTAACAATATTTAGGTATTCACTATTTGAGGTAAAAATCCCGTTGAAGGAATCTTTTTCGTAAGAAGCATATTCAATATCAACCCCTATACTTTCTCCGATTGCTTTAAAATGTTCATCCTGCATTACGTTTTCTTTTCTAAGTCCTAATTGTTGGAAAGTAAAAGAGTGCAGAGTTTGAAAATATTTTAAGTCTTTTTTCTGAAGAGAAGACATTTCTTCTAGAAGAGGGTCACGAGCTTCATTATAAGCGGCATTGCGAGTAAAAGCAAAATAACCTATGCGTGTTGGAGGAACTCCTATTGCTAGATATTTTTTTACTCTTCTTAAAAGACTGTAAGTTTTTCCTGTTCCNGGGGGTCCGTATAATTTAAAAGTTTTCATTTTCTCTTTCAACAGTTTCATATTTGCCATCAACAGGTTCATATTTGCTTTTATCAATTTGAAGTTGTGGAAGTTTAATACATTTAATNGTAGAATTACTTGTTCCTTCGAGATCATTAAGGGAATGATTAAATTCTGCTTTAAAATATTTTTCGGTTAGATCCGATGTTTCATCTTCTGCTTCTGGCCATTTACGTTTTTGAAGACGTCTCCAAAAAGATGACCATTGAAAATAATGGTATCCATTGTCTGTCCAACAAGCCCCCATTCTTACTTGAGCTCTTTTTTGTGCCTGAGGACCGTTGTAACAGAAAGCGTAGAGAACGTCGTGCAACTGGCTTACAGTTGTGATAGCTGGTTTTTGTTCTACTGCGTTTTTTCTCCATATATTTTGTAGACAGGTGAATTCTGGTTCTTTAATTCTATTTGCTTTAAATCCTACCACTTCATAAATTAAATTTAAAAGGTCTGTTTGCGTACAGAATTCCTTGCGATTTTTAGCAGTNCATTCTTTGTTTCCCCCATCTTGTGTTTGTACATAAAATCTAAATTTGGTTTCTTTTTTATATTTAAGTAATGTTAAACCACTAATAACTGGAAATTCTGTGTTAGGATCCGTGAGGATTCCAAATTGTCTTTTTATGCAGATATGTCTTTTGCATACATCATGCATTGGTTTTTCATGACATTTATGCCCTGCAATACTTTTTTTCCATGAATTTATTTTGGAGTCTACTACACCCTTATCGATGGGAGGAGAAAGATATTTTTGATTAGCTGAGACAACATTGTTTTCCCATTTATCTCCATATTTTTTCTTTGCAAAAACAGCATAGTTATAAAGAAAACGATCTCTTTTATCTAATAGTNTAGGAGGTTGGGATAATATTTGAAGACAAGGAGGTCCATCAAGAAATTCTGGATCTCCTCCTTTAAGCATACGTTCATCCGCTTCTGTTACTAATTTTTTTAAATTCTCCGGTGTGATTTTATTAGAATTTGCTACATTAATAAATTCTTCGAGCGTGAGAGGTTTATTATTTTTGCCTATTGCATAGCGTTCAGTGTTCTTCTGATTAAAATAAGGAAGATTGATAAAGTTTCCTGGCCGGAGAGCTCCGTTAGAATCTGTTTCTAACTGATGCTGTTTAGGAAATTTTTCTGTATCGGGATCTAGTTTCAAAGGATGTAAAAATGTTTGTAAAGCATTTCTTAAGTCCTTAGCAGGCATATTTTTAGTTAAAAAAACAAAACAATGGAGACCTCCACTTTTAGATTTAATCGGAAGAAGCGGAAGCTGGTTTTCTTGAATACGTTTTAAATAAGTTTCTAGTTCATAGTCGGCATAATTATCTGGATCAATATCAATACATCCAAAATTAGCAGTACCCTCTGGGGTACAAGGTTGGATTCCTATAGAAATTATTCCTTCTAAATGTTGTTTATAATGAAGAGGGGTAACAGATTCTTTTGCCCATTGATAAATAGGCTTCAGTTTGTTGGTATCCGGATCCACTTTAGCAGTAGCCATATCGGCTTTGCCAAAGTTATCGGTTAGTCCTGTAAATAGCTTTCTAAATTCTTCAACCATAATGTTCCCTTGCGAGGCGGCTTCAACTCTCGCATCCACCGCCTCTGTTTTCTCCACGCAGAGAAAATTAAAAGTTGGTGTCTTCTTTCGCTGCTAAACTTTTTGCATCACTAGCTTTTAAAGAAGTGTAAAATTCTTTAGCCAGTTGATAAAGTGCAGTGTTGTCAACTTTTCTAAGTAGTTTTACTGAGTAACCATACCATGTAAAGTTGCCTGTGATTTCCACAGATTTTAGACTATAAATCCGAGAAAAAGCTGGAGCAGGATAAGTTTTCCCCTCCGATATCTCAAATTCATTTTTAATGTTAGAGTTCCACTGTCTACTCACTTTTAATTGAGTAGATTTCATAGCCATCAAAGCCTTTTCAGGTCTGTCACCATTAACGATGACAAAGTGATTGGCTGTTTTGATTATGATGTTACCATTAGGAAGAACATCTTTATTGTTCCCATCCTTTTTGGTTTGAGAAAGAACTTCTGGTCCTCTATCTGATGAGATAGGTCTTCCTTCTTTTCTTTCGAATGGAGCCCATTCAGGAAATGCTAAACGATAATAACATGGAACCACTTCGATTCCTTTTTCACCGNTATACAATTTTTTAGAAACTGTATTGTAAAACATTCCCGGTTCAGCGCCTTCGACATAAGCAGAATGTTTTCGCTTAGTTTCGTCGGAGCTGCTTTGTAAAAGTTTAAGAAATGGTAAAGCTAAATCGTCTTTATCCATGTTCTCTAAACCTTGTCCCGCATCTTTAANAAATAAAGATAGGGTTGGTAGATTACTTCCTTTTTCTGTAACCTCGTTTCTTGCTTCTTGTGACATGTTTAATGTCTCCTTTTTATTGTGGTTTTGTTTCCCGAAAACACGTTAAATAATTCAAAAGGCATCTCTTGACCTGATTCAAGACGCTCTCGAACTAATGCTTTTAAAGTCATGGGNTCTACTTTTAGTTTTTGTGCAGGTTCATAACCCTGACCTTGTGCAAAGTTAGCATACGCTATTGCTTTGTCATCTTCGTTACGACCAAAGGAAACGGTAACCTCATTTTTAATAAGGTCACCTAGGCCGTTTTGTCGAAGCCAGTTAAATGCTTCTTCCTTTTTAGCTATAGGAATCGAAGCACCGTAGACGGGTTTAACTTCTACTGAAGATCCGTCTGCTAATTTTAGTGAAGAGAGGGACATTTCTTTCATCATTGCCGGAATAACTTCTCCGGATAGTTTACCCGCTCTCTCTTTCTTANTTTTTAATTTTTCTTCCTCATCTTTAATTTCATTTTCTAAAGACTGAAGACTTAACACCTGATCAGATAAATTTTTTACATTACCTGTTTCAGTGATGTCTTGAGGTGCATCTTCAATAAACATTTTTTGTAGATCTTTATTCATAGCTTTCTATTTCCTTTTTTATAATTTTTATTTCTTCACAACATTTATCATATTCATACCACCAATACAAGGATTTAAAATACTCCAGAATGTTGGCAGGCAAATATAAAATGATAAAAAGAAAATATAAGAAGGGGCTTTTTTTGGCGAGTTTTTTAAGAACTCCCCTGGCAATTTCTTTATTTCTTTCTATTTCTAAAAAATTTTCAGACCATCGCTCATTGTATGTGAGTCTTTTTTTTAATCTATAATAATGCCTGTTCATCTATTTCTCCTTTTTCATATAAATTTATTCTTATTGGGTAATAAATTCTTTCTTGTCTATCCCATTTTAATAAATTATATTTACCGTTCGTTATATCAGATACAACAGAAGATGCAACACTAATAATTGCAGGATCGCCTGTAAGTAGTAAATAATCATCAGTTGTAAAATCTTTTAATAATTTTTTTAACTGAATAATAATAGGACCCGGACTAAAAATCATTTGCGAATCTTCTTTCAACAAGACTTTAATAGTACCATATTTTTGGGCGCCCAATATATTTATTTTGGGACGACCTATTTTGGTCCCTGTTATCTCTTGAATTACATATACTATACTCATTTACTTTCTCTTGACAATATATACANCTTTAATATATACACGTCAATAGAAAGAATATTTTAAAAGTTATGGATTATAAATTTAAAACAAAGCCCTACGAGCATCAGATCACTGCTTTAGAAAAATCATGGTCTAAAGAAGTTTATGCCTATTTCATGGAAATGGGTACAGGAAAAACTAAGGTAGCCCTTGATAATATAGCTATGCTCTATGATCGAGGAAAAATAGACAGTGCTCTTATTATAGCGCCTAAAGGCGTATATAAAACATGGTGTGATCAGGAAATTCCTACTCATTTACCAGACCATATTGAAAAGACGGTTGTTTTATGGCAAGCTTTAATTAATCAGAAGCAACAAAAAAAGCTGGATACTTTATTTAGTACCGGCGTAGAACTACATCTTTTAATTATGAATGTAGAAGCTTTTAGCACCCAGAAGGGTGTGGAATTTGCTTCTAAGTTTTTATTGAGTCACAGAACCTATATGGCCGTCGACGAGAGTACTACCATTAAGAACCCTGGCGCAAAAAGGACCAAAAGTATTATTACTTTGTCTCGTATGGCCAAATACAGAAGAATTTTAACAGGATCTCCGGTAACCAAGTCTCCATTGGATTTATATAAACAATGCGAGTTCCTTGATCCTTATCTCTTGTACCATTCCTCTTATTACACGTTTCGTTCGCGTTACGCGACGATGCGTAGTGCTAACTTTAACGGAAGATCTGTGCAAATCGTAGTAGGTTATAAAAACCTCGCAGAACTGTCGGAAAAACTTAAGCCGTTCTCTTACAGAGTTCTCAAAGACGATTGCCTAGATCTTCCACCTAAAACATACATGAAAAGAACCATTACGTTAACCCCTGAACAACAGAAAGTTTATCAACAAATGAAAAGGATGGCATTGGCGGAAATGGGGGGTAAGATGACAACGACTGCTACAGCCCTTACCCAATTGATGCGTTTGCATCAAATAACGTGCGGACATTTTAAAGCAGACGATGGTAGTGTTCAAGCGATAAAAAATAATAGACTTACAGAGTTAATGGGAGTCCTTGAAGAAATTGAGGGAAAAGCTGTCATATGGGCGCATTATCAGTTTGATGTAAAAACTATTGTAGATGCGATAGGAAAAATTTATGGCAAAGAATCGGTTGTCACCTATTATGGCCTGACACCCGATAAAGAGAGACAGAATAATTTAAAGCAGTTTCAAAATGAAGAGAGCGTAGTTAGATTCCTGGTCGGTACCCCACAGACGGGTGGTTATGGAATCACGCTGACAGCTGCAAGTAATATGATTTACTATTCCAATGGATATGACCTAGAAAAGAGAACTCAGTCTGAAGCTAGAATTCACCGGATTGGTCAAACACGAAAAATGACTTATATTGACATTCTCGCGGAAGACACTGTTGACGAAAGAATCGTCAAGGCCCTCCGCAAGAAGATTAACATTGCTACCCAAATCATGGGCGAAGAGTTAAAAGCCTGGATTTAATGGCATATAGCAAAGAATATAATAGAGAATATCAGAAAAAATGGCGCCTTAACAACAAAGATAAAATAAAAAAATATGTAAAAAAATGGTACTCTAAAAATAAAGATAGCAGAAAAGAATATTATTTAAATAATAAAGAAAAAATAAAAGAATATCATAGAAAATGGCGAAAAGAAAATAAAGAGAAATGGCGAAACGCAATACGAAACTGGCGTCTTAAAAACAAAGAAAAAACAAAAAAATATACCAGAATTGGTTATGTAAGACATAAAGTAAAAAAACTAGCTTATTTTAAAAAATGGCGTAATGAAAATAAAGAAAAATGGAAGCAATGGACAAGCGCTTATGTGAAANGAAGAAGACAAAAAGATATTTCTTTTGCTTTAATGAGGAATGCTCGTAGTAGAATTCATACGTTATTAAGTAAATATAAAAAATCAAATAAGTCAATGATACTAATAGGTTGTAGTCCGAAAGAATTAAAAGAACATCTTGAGAAGAAATTTAAACCAGGAATGACCTGGGAAAATCGCAAAGATTGGCATATAGACCATATTATTCCGTGTAGTTTTTTTGATTTTTCAGACCCGCAACAACAGAAAAAATGTTTTCATTATACTAATCTTCAACCATTGTGGGCTATTGATAATATGAAAAAAGGATCAAAGATCATTCTCGGGGACATTACATCCCCGAAAATGTAGGATATACGCGCGAGGCGCAGCTAAAATTTTCAATCC